CCAGAACCCGAACCGGAAGAGGTCGAAGTGATGGAGGAGCGGATGGAGGATCGAACGGTAAACGAACTCGGAATGGCAATCATAATGCCAGGGTTAGAGTGATCGTCTCATAAATTCCCCATAATATTTTTTCTCCGCAGCCTTCCTAACAGCAACGGCCGGTTCAAATAAAACAAACGTCCCCAAATGAATCTTACGTTTTCTGTAGCTGATATGACTCTTCCACTTCCCCTCAGCCTTATTCCAATTAACTCCGGTACATCCAGAGGTGCAATCACTCCGCTGGCGACGATTGAGGCAGTTTTGACGGCGCGTTACCTGTCGAAGATTGCAACGGCGATTGTCTAAAGTATCCCGGTTTATATGATCCGCTTCGCGGCCTCGTTTCGTGCCGAGAATAACGTTGTGCATCTTCACATGAACCCACTTGCCATTAGGTCTACGGTGACTAGCGCGCGCTGCGTAAAAGGAGTTTGACGCAGACCCCACTTTCGCATACCACGACCATTGATTTAGCCAGTCGAAATCTTCTTCGCTAACGATGGCAAATTGTCCCCGCGTAAGGGGTATCAGGCGATAGGATGGGGATGGCGGCACAACATCCTGCGTACACAGGTTGGTCATATTCAGCCCTCCAAGGCTGGGTGTGATGTGTCGTCATTGTAATCCTTCAGGGGGTTGCGATGAGCGAAGACCAGCCAGCCGAGACGGGCATCCTCTACTCGGAAAAGAATCTCGATAACATGAGCCACAGGCTCTCACGGCTGAAGCCTGTCGAGCCAGGAGACGTTTGCTGCAACTGCGGAGGCGATTGCGACGGCCCCGGCTTCTCTATCCAGGGGTTCCACGCCTTCAGGATCAACGGCCATCCCCTCTGCGCCCGAAATTGCTGCTACGGCGCGCACCTCGCGGAGTTTACCGGACGCCGCGATGGATGCAGGTGTGGGGTGAAAGACGGGCGCAAATCGGGAAGACAAACGGTTAAATATGGCACTTAGGAGTTTTCCTCTCTTGTGTCGGATGGCCGACAGAGGTATTATTCGGCAACCTTGGTTGTACGCACGGTGGGCCTGGCTGTACTATTCGATTCAACATTTCCCCGTACTGGCATTGAACGTCGTGCCAAAGAGCAACTCTCGGAAGTGGCCGACCTAATTTTTAATAGCGCCGACCCTAACCCGCAGGAGCAGTCAGTTTCTCCTATTCGGATGAAGGTAGGGCGCGCCTTTGGCTACGACTGCGTTAATTGCGGAAAGCAACTGGACTCAGCCTGTTTTAGCGGCTGACGTCGAGACCCCCAGCGATCCCGCGATCCCGCCAAAGTACACCGATGCCGCCGTGCTCTCCATCGTGGTACAGGATTACGAACGGGCAAGCGCTTGGCTGGACGATAAGCGATGGCCCCTGATGTGGAATGAGAGCGACATTCTCTATCAATCGCCGCGAACGCTGGGTGTTTTTGAAGGCTCCAGCGTCACCCGCGCGAACGTTTCAAGATTCTCCGTTGCCCGACAAGTAAATGCGTTAGCGCCGGCAATTACGGGAGCCGTGTTCTCCGACCCCGTTCCCTTCGACATACGCCCCCGCCCCTCTTCCCACCAGGACACCGCCCGCGCATGGAAAGAGTTGATAGCCGAGAAGCTGGACGAAATCCACTTCAAACAGGAATTGAGCTATGGCATCCAGGGGATGACCAATCAAGGGACGGTAATTTTTAAGGGAGGCTGGGAGGTTGAGACCCGCGTAGAGACGCATTACAAACGCAAGGTTGCCCCGCCCCAGGTCGACATGCCGTTTGGTCAACCCATGACCGTATTCACGGAGGCGAGTGACGAGTTTGAGGCCGTAGACGATGAGGTAACACGCAACCGGCCAGTCTTTGAGAAGTGTAATTTAGGGGAAATTTTCGTTGATCCGACCTGGGCGAACCCGAATCAAATCTGGAAGGCAAAGTGGATCATCCACAAGCGCTATTTGAATTACGACGACCTGCAGCGTCTCCGCGACAATGACGAGTACGACCTTCCATCTGACGAGCAGCTTCGCGCCATCTTCATGCCCGATTCTGCGGAGCAAACCGAGTCAATCGGTGGTGTAGAAGAATCGCTGACCGCCAACACCAGCGTCCATCACGCAGCCCAGCGCGACGATACCTACAGCGAAGATCCTTTGATGAAGCCGATGGAGGTACTGGAGTGGTGGGATAAAACCCAATGCCGCGTCGTCCTCCAGAGAAAATGCGTCATCCGCAACAACCCTCACAAACTCCCCGACAAGCCGTTTTTCTCCTGCAACTACTGGGACATTGATAACGCAGGGTATGGGATGGGGGTTGGCCGCATCGCTGGCGCGGATCAACGTGTAGAGCAGGGGATGTTAAACGCCCTGCTGGACATTCTGGCTTTTGCCGTTCAACCCGAGTACGCCGTTGCGCGCGGGGCTAACGTTCCTACGCAGGATCAACGTAGGAGGCTGGGTGGCATCCGCATGGTGGACGGGAACGACGCGACCAAAGCCATAGCACTTGTCGCCCAGCCACAAGTCCCGCCCGATGCATGGCGCGCCATCCAATCCGTTGTCTCTTCAGCAGAGGGAGCAACCGGAGCGGATCAGGCGACCGTACAGGGCAGCATCCCAGGTAGAGGATCGAGCATTGTACGGTCAGGAACCGGAGCGGGAGCTGTAGCCGCAGCGTCGAGCGCACGGCTACAGTCTCCGGTTGAGCGTGTCTGCGATGGTGTTTTGATTCCCTACCTTCGTTTTCTCTTTCAGATGATTAAGGAACGGATGCCCATATCGGAAATACGCGATGTGCTGGCAGAACGCACCGAAGACCTTGTACCGGACTTTCAGGATTTTATGTCTATGCCGGTCAAGTTCGAGACCCTGGCAGGGACGAAGCTGGCAGCGCGGAGCGCGATGGCGCAAGCCCTTCCCTTCTTGCTGGAGGTGTTCGGAAATCAGGCTCTCGTTCAGCAACTCGCGGAGACCGGATGGAAGGTCAACGCGAAGGAACTCGCCAACATGACGCTGGACATGAGTGGCTGGAAGAACAACCGAGATTTGGTTGTGCCGATGACCGATCAGGAGAAGCAACAGCGGATGATGCAGAACCCCGCCGCCATCCAAGCCCAGGCCAAGGCCGCCGAAATCGACAAGCAGCACCAGAACGACATGGAGCTAGAGGACAAGAAGATTGCCGGCCGCATCGCAGCAAAGACCGTCGACACCACACACAAGACGCTCGTGCAGTCTCCTCTCGAGCGCGCGGCCGCCTTCGCGGAGCGCACCGCAGACGAACGCACCATGCAAGCCAGCCAATTTTTCGGAGGGAGCAAATGAGCAACAACCCTCCATTTCCGTGCTCGAGGTGCGGTAATCCGTGCTCAGGGAATTTTTCAGATTACGCCACGAAGGGGCTTGTTTGTGTTCGCTGCTTCAGCGCCCTTCAGATAGCGGCTCAGGCCCGATACCAACACCTTGAAACTGGAGGAAAGTGATGCCCGACGATCCGAAGAAGGAAGACAGCGAAGAAGAGGAAGTCACTACCCCGCCCGTTGCCGGCGAGGAAGACGACACGGACGACGAAGAAGACGACGACGACGACGAGGACAAGTAGAGATGGAGACGGCGACCAGGACGGAGAGGACATTCGGTGTAACCGGAGAACTCACCTCTGTCCAACGCCGCAACCTCCACAACCTTGAAAACTCCGAAATCTATCCCGACCTACTCGATGTGCTCGAAATGGTCTGTATCGAAGTCGAGACCAAGTTAATCAACACTGACCCAGCCGAGGAAGCCGCTGTGCTGGCGAATCACAAGATGGCAAAAGCTGCATGGCAGATGTTCACGCACATGCAGGAACGGATACACCTAGAATCCCAAGCTTTCCTGTCTGGTATTGCTACACCGAACCCCGTACCCCTCCTAACCCCGCAGGAGCGCAGGCAAGACAACTTGCTTGATCCAACAAGACCCCTGGTGGAAGAGGATTACGCGGAAATTTAGGCAAAGGAACGTAAATCTCATGGAATGGAAATGGCTCAACGACGGACAGGCAGATGACAACGGCGATTACATTTTGCAAATCGTCAACGCGAAGGGGAACCCTGTTTCCACCTTCAAGGGGAAGACACCGCACAAAGTAGCGGAGAGCGCGGCCAACGCCAACATTCAGGCCACGGAGTTTATCCGAACGCGAAAACCTGATGCGGGAAGACCCACTCTAAGAGTCGAACCGCGACAACTCACCCCCGCTGATCGTCTCCGCCTTTCGTCCGACATTACCGACCCCGAGAAAGTGGTAGAAGCCGTCGCGGAGATTGTGACCGCGCAGCAAGGTATCTCCCCCGCAAACGCGGGGAAGAAGTTCGCTGACATGGATCAAGGGGAACGTGATGCCTACTGGCTGGCAGAGTCGAAAGCCTTCACGGAATTGCACCCCGAATATTACCCCGTGCCTCAAAACCGCGATGCTGTGTTTGCGGAGATGAGAGCGAACGGCTGGGATTTAACCCGCAACAACCTCTCTATTGCGTTTCAAACCCTGTGGGATCGTGGTGACATGATCCCCTGGCCCGACGACAGCGGAGAGAGCAACCCGAACCCTTCAGACTCGAATGAGGACGAAGGAAATGGATCACCCGCAATTGCCACACCACCTAACGGAAGGCCAACGCCAGTACCAGCGGCCCCCTCTCCACGACCTCGCACGGTTGCCACAGGACTCCGTAACGCAGATGCAAGCGCATCCGCCCCGGCAGCCCCTCGGCAGAAAACACCGAGATACACACGCGCAGACATTGAGAGGATGAGCCGACAGGAGTTTAACGACAAACTGGCTTTCGAGCCAGGATTCCGCGAATGGTATAACTCTCAATCCAAAAGCGCGTGACCTCACCCGTTAGGGGGATAGTCACATGCACACCACAATCTCGGCCGCCGAGCGCGGCAAGATGGTTTTCAAGAAGTTCATCATTCCCGTGATAGAGTTTGTTTGCGCGATGGGCGGGAGCTTCATCGCGTACACGGGTTCAGTGGGCAAAGCACATGCCCTTGTGCTGGGGATTGGAGTCTCCCCAGCGTCGAACCTTACAACCAATTTGCCTCAGTCCGTAGTGACGAGCTACGACAAGGTTTTCGTTGAAAACCTTAAGGCTGAGACACCCTGGGTACGATGCACCTCACGGCGCACTCTGGACGAGAACGCGGGTAACAAACTTGCCCTGTTCATGTACCAGAACCTGCCGGCCCCGCCGACCACCCAGGCACCTGAAGGCACGATCCAAACCGGCCTGACGGTTTCGGTCACGCAGAACACCAGCACAATTGGAAATTACGCCGATTACGCCAACATAAGCACGTACGCCTTAATGACCGCCATAGATCCAGCTTTGGAGGCTCTTGGCGTACAGATGGCGTACAGGATGGCGCAGGTTGTAAACCTCATCATCCAGAATACGGTTGATGGTGCGGGTGCGGTTGATGCGAAATCAATTCATACCCCAATTGGCGCAACCGGACTGATCGCGCAGGACGTTACGGCGATGGTGCAATCCCTAACCGCCGTCAATGCCCTTCCCTTTGAAAATGCGCGCATGACAGGCGTGATTCATCCGTTGATCGTGGGGGATATTCTCATCTCCACCCAACCCAACGGCATCACGGATGTTTTGAAGCGAACGGCAGAAGGCCAGGAAAAACTCCGTGAGCTTCCCGCGCCCGATGGCGACAACGTAACCGTCATTGACTGGGGAGGCGCAAGTTTCCATCAGTCGACGTTGGTTAAGGTGACTGTCGGCACACCCAACAAACTCCGTACTTACGTCGTCGCAAAGGATGGCGTGATTGGAATTTCGTT